TGGTGCAGGCCGGGTCCTCGCAGTGGTTGCAGGAGATGGACAGATAGTAGGCAAACACGTTCTGGTGCCAGACGCCGTTGTCCTCCTGCCAGTCGCCGCCCGCGTACTCGTAGATGCGGCGGAAGCTGACATCCGGGGTGAGATCCTTGTAATCCTTGCACGCCAGCTCACAGGTTTTGCACCCGGTGCAGCGGCTGGAATCAATAAAAAATCCATACTGAGTGGTCATCGGCTACTCCTTACGCCTTCTCGATTTGCACCAGATTGGTGTGTTGTGGATTGCCCTTCGCCAGCGGCGACGGACGGTGCGTGGTCAGGGTGTTCATGCAGGCGCCGTGGTCAACGCGGTCACCCTGCATATCGGCCTGATGCCACGCCCCCTGGCCCATGGCGCTGACGCCCGGCATGATTCGCGGGGTCACTTTGGCGGGAATGCGCACTTCGCCGCGGGTGTTGAAGACCCGCACCATGTCGCCGTTTTTGATGCCGCGTTTCTGGGCATCAACCGGGTTGAGCCACACTTCCTGGCGGCAGGCGGCCTGCAGCACGTCCACATTGCCATAGCTGGAGTGGGTGCGGGCTTTGTAGTGAAAGCCGAACAGCTGCAGCGGAAACTGACCGCGATCGTCCGAATCCCAGCCTTCGAAGGTCGAGGCATACACCGGCAGCGGGCTGATCGTTTCGTCCTCCTTCAGCTCCCAGGTGCGGGCGATCTCTGCCAGCCGACTGGAGTAGATCTCGATTTTGCCTGACGGGGTTTTAAGCGGATGAGCCTCGGGATCCTCGCGGAATTTCTTATAGGCCACGAAGTGACCGTTAGGGTCCTTGCGCTTATAAATACCCATCTCTTTTAGCGCTTCGTAAGAGGGGAGTTGTGGATCTTTGGCCACCATTTTGGCGTACAGATACTGCAACCACTCCGCCTGGGTGCGGCCTTCGGTGAAGCGTTGATGGATATCCGGCCCGAGGCGTTTCGCCACTTCGCTCATGATCCAGTAGATGGGTTTGCGTTCGAATTTCGGCGCGGTTACCGGCTGGAGGAAGATCAGATAGCCCATATTCCCGGCGTAATCGTTGGGAATGATGTCTTCCTGTTCGACGGTCATCAGATCGGGCAGCAGCAGGTCGGCATATTTCGCCGACGAGGTCATGAAGTTGTCGATCACCACAATCATTTCGCACTTACGCTCATCCTGCAGAATGTCGTGGGTTTTATTGATGTCTGAATGCTGGTTGATGATGGTGTTGCCAGCGTAGTTCCAGATGAACTTGATCGGCACGTCGAGCTTCTCTTTGCCGCGCACTCCGTCGCGGGTGGCGGTCATCTCCGGCCCGCGGGCGATGGCGTCGGTCCAGCTGAAGCAGGAGATCTGCGTTTTGACCGGATTCACCGGCAGCGGCATTCGCTCGATGGTGATGGTGTATGTCGATTCACGCGCGCCGCTGTTGCCGCCGTTAATACCGACGTTGCCGGTGAGGATCGGCAGCATGGCGATGGCGCGAGAGGTCAATTCGCCGTTGGCCTGGCGCTGCGGACCCCAGCCCTGGCAGATATAGGCAGGTTTAGCCGTACCGATCTCCCGCGCCAGCTTGATAATACGATCGGCGGGGATCCCGGTGATAGCTGCGGCCCATTCCGGGGTTTTGGCGGTGGCATCCTCGCCGTGGCCCAGAATATACGCCTTGTAATGGCCGTTGGCCGGGGCGCCTTCCGGCAGCGTCGTTTCGTCGTACCCGACACAGTATTTATCCAGGAAGGGCTGATCGACGAGATTTTCGTTGATCAGTACCCAGGCGATACCGGCCACCAGCGCGGCGTCGGTGCCCGGACGGATGGGGATCCACTCGTCTTCGCGTCCGGCAGCCGTATCGGTGTAACGAGGATCGATGACGATCATGCGCGCATTCGAGCGTTCGCGCGCTTGCTCAAGGTAATAAGTGATCCCGCCGCCGCTCATGCGCGTTTCCGCCGGGTTATTACCGAACATCACCACCAGCTTGCTGTTTTCGATATCTGAGGTGCTGTTGCCGTCGTTGCTGCCGTAGGTATAGGGCATCGCGCAGGCAATTTGTGCCGTACTGTAAGTACCGTAATGGCTGAGAAAACCGCCGTAACAGTTCATCAGACGCGCTACCAGAGAGGCATACGGCGATGAGCGGGTAATGTTACCGCCAACAATACCGGAACTGTAATTAATGTAGACCGCTTCGTTGCCGTATTTAGTCACGACGTCGCGCAGGCTGTTGGCGAGCAGATCCAGCGCCTCATCCCAGCTGATGCGTTCGAACTTGCCTTCGCCGCGTTTACCGACGCGCTTCATGGGATAATTCAGCCGGTCAGGATGGTTAATTCGCCGCCGGATCGAGCGTCCGCGCAGGCAGGCGCGAACCTGATGGTTGCCGTAGATATCGTCGCCGGTATTGTCCGTTTCGACCCAGAATACCTCGTCGTCCCGCACGTGCAGTCGCAGCGCGCAACGGCTGCCGCAGTTAACCGAACAAGCACCCCAGACCACTTTATCCTGGCCGGATTGTTGGGCCTGTTTAAGGGCGGCTGCGGCCGGGCGTAATCCAAAGGGTAATGACAAGCCGCCGGCGGCCAGCGCAAGGGATCCGAGGGCAGAAGATTTAACGAGGGTGCGGCGGCTGATCCCGCCGCTTTGCGCATTATCTGACATGGCTCACTCCATAATGTTCGTTATCTATGAACGTTTTAAGCCGTGATTAGGATCAGGCTAATGGAGTGGCAGTGTTACCTATTAAGGGGGAGATAATATTAATGTATATCAAAACAAAGGGGATTCCCCCGCCCGGGCGGGGGATAATCTCTACTGCGGTTCGCGCGGCGCCGGGGCCTGAGTGCCACCTCCGCTTACCGGGTAATTTCCGCTGCTGGTGCGGGTGTAGAGGATTTTAAGGGTATCGTTGGCGCAATGACCGACCACTTCGGCGTCGGGTTTATCGGCCTGATCGTTCGGCACGATGTTGAGCATAAAGCCGCTTTCCGGTACGCCATTGTTGATGATTCGCTGCTGAATATCGCTTTTAATCCGCTCGCAGTTATCAGGTGCCGCCAGCGCGGCCGGGGCAATGCCCGCCAGCAAAAGTGCAGTAATCCAGGGTAACCGTTTCATCTCTGCCTCCTTACGACTGGGTGTGACTATAATAGTAGCAGGGTTAATGTAAATGGTTGTATTTGCTAATATGACCGGGAATTATCTTCATCTATTGGTAGGTCATGTGAATAAACACGCGCTTATGCTTCTTCTGGCAGGTCTGTTGGCGGGGTGTGACAACGCCAGTGCGCCGCTGTCGTTTACGCCAGAGATGGCCAGCTTCTCTAATGAGTTCGATTTTGATCCGCTTCGCGGGCCGGTGAAGGACTTCAGCCAGACACTTTTCAATGACAAAGGGGAAGTGGCGAAGCGCGTCAGCGGCACGCTATCGGCAGAGGGCTGTTTTGATAGCCTGGAAATGCAGGATCTGGAGTCGAACTCCGGCATCGCCCTGGTGCTGGATGCTAACTACTATCTCGATGCCCAGACGCAGCAGAAAAAGCTGCGGTTGCAGGGTAAATGCCAGCTGGCAGAGATGCCTGCGTCGGGCATTTCATGGGATACCGATGACAACGGGTTTATCGTCAGCGCCCACGGCAAAAATATGGAAGTCCGTTATCGCTACGACACCGACGGTTATCCGCTGGGTAAAACCACCGTGGCCGGGGAGCAGCACCTGTCGATTACGGCAACACCGTCTGCCGACAAGCGTAAAAGAATGGACTATACCGCCGTGAGCCTGCTGAACGATAAACCGCTGGGCAATGTGAAGCAGACCTGCCAGTACGACCGGCATAACAACCCGGAGGAGTGCGAGTTGGTGATTGTGGATGCGACCGTAAAGCCTGCGGTTTCGCGCAAGTACACCATCAAAAACAGTATCGAATACTACTAAGCACCGCGCAGCAGGCTGCGCGGTACGGTCGGTCAGAGATCAGGGAGTCATTGTCCGGCCAGTGCGGCGATCCAGGCAGCGCAGGGTGTTCGGCTCCCAGTAGGCGTTGACGTTGGCGCTCTGCTGGCATTTATCCCGCGCATCAAAGGCCACATCCTCTTTATCCCACTCTTTCTCTGCGCGGGTATTCACCTTATGGCGCAGGCTACGGGTGTCGTTCCATTGCTCTTTATCCATGGCGGCATTCTGACGGCTCTGAGCGCTGTCGCCGGATTCAATAATCAGTTTGCTGGTGTTGGCGGATACTGGCGCGACGAAGACCGTAGCCAGCACGGCAACCAGACAGAGACGTGTGCTCAATTTACGCATAGCAATTTCCTTATGGATGGTGGAAATTTGAATCCCCACCGCAGATTCTATAACAGTCCATGTTAAGGGCAAACCCACATCAGGCATGTGGAAAGGATCCTTTCACATTCAGGTATGATAACGCATCACTCCTCAGACAACGCTAAATATGTTTAAAACAACGCTGCTCTTTTTTGCCACCGCGCTGTGCGAAATTATCGGCTGCTTCCTGCCCTGGCTGTGGCTAAAGAAAGGCGCATCGGTGCTGCTGCTCATTCCTGCGGGCATCTCCCTGGCACTCTTCGTCTGGTTGCTAACCCTGCATCCTGCGGCCAGCGGGCGCGTCTATGCTGCTTACGGCGGCGTATACGTCTGTACGGCGCTGCTGTGGTTACGGGTGGTGGATGGCGTGAAGTTAAGCCCTTACGACTGGGCCGGTGCAGTGATCGCCCTGTGCGGCATGTTGATTATCGTGGCAGGCTGGGGGCGCGCGTAAGCGCCTCATTGTGTGATCCAGCGAGGGTTTTTTGATCTTCATACTTGTATGGTAGTAGGGTTGTTGCGTAAATTTCCTTCATCACAACGAAAGATGTAAGGAACCGAAATATGAAGATTGTAGGGGCTGAAGTCTTTGTCACCTGCCCAGGGCGCAACTTTGTCACGCTGAAAATCACTACCGACGAAGGGATCGTTGGCCTGGGGGATGCCACTTTAAATGGCCGCGAACTGTCCGTGGCCTCATACCTGAAAGATCATCTCTGTCCGCAGTTGATTGGCCGTGATGCCCATCACCGCATCGAAGATATCTGGCAGTTCTTCTATAAAGGCGCGTACTGGCGTCGTGGCCCGGTCACCATGTCGGCGATCTCTGCTATCGATATGGCGCTGTGGGACATCAAAGCCAAAGCCGCCAATATGCCGCTGTACCAGCTGCTGGGCGGTGCCTCCCGTGAAGGGGTAATGGTTTACTGCCATACCACCGGCCACACGATTGACGATGTGCTGGAAGATTACGCTCGCCATAAAGAGATGGGATTCAAAGCCATCCGCGTTCAGTGCGGTGTGCCGGGAATGAAAACCACCTACGGCATGTCTAAAGGGAAAGGGCTGGCGTATGAACCCGCCACCAAAGGCAACTGGCCGGAAGAACAGCTGTGGTCAACCGAAAAGTACCTCGATTTTACTCCGAAACTGTTTGACGCCGTGCGCAGCAAATATGGCTTCAATGAACACCTGCTGCACGACATGCACCACCGTCTGACGCCCATTGAAGCCGCGCGCTTCGGCAAGAGCATCGAGCAGTACCGCATGTTCTGGATGGAAGATCCGACCCCGGCAGAGAACCAGGAGTGCTTCCGCCTGATCCGCCAGCATACCGTTACGCCGATCGCGGTGGGCGAAGTGTTCAACAGCATCTGGGATTGCAAGCAGCTCATCGAAGAGCAGTTAATCGACTATATCCGCGCCACCATCACCCACGCGGGTGGTATCACCGGGATGCGCCGGATTGCCGATTTTGCCTCGCTCTATCAGGTACGCACCGGTTCGCACGGCCCATCGGATCTGTCGCCGATTTGCCACGCGGCGGCACTGCATTTTGACCTTTGGGTACCAAACTTTGGCGTGCAGGAGTACATGGGCTATTCCGAGCAGATGCTGGAAGTCTTCCACCATAACTGGACGTTTGAAGACGGCTATATGCATCCGGGCGAGAAGCCAGGGCTGGGTATCGACTTTGACGAAAAACTGGCAGCGAAATATCCCTACGATCCAGCCTACCTGCCGGTTGCACGTCTTGAAGATGGCACGCTGTGGAACTGGTAAAGGAGCCAAAAATGAAAAGTATCGTCATTCAACAACCCAATACGCTGGTGATCGAAGATCGCCCGTTACCGACCCCCGCGGCGGGCGAGGTGCGCGTCAAAGTGAAGCTGGCGGGAATTTGCGGTTCCGACAGCCATATCTATCGCGGCCATAACCCCTTCGCCAAATATCCGCGGGTGATCGGCCACGAGTTCTTCGGCGTGATTGATGCCGTCGGCGACGGCGTCGATACCGCTCGCCTGGGGCAGCGCGTCTCGGTGGATCCGGTAATCAGCTGTGGCCACTGCTACCCGTGCTCGGTCGGCAAACCGAACGTCTGTACCTCGCTGGTGGTGCTGGGCGTCCATCGTGACGGCGGCTTCAGTGAGTACGCTGTAGTACCGGCTAAAAATGCCTGGGTTATCCCGGATGCAATCAGCGATAAGCATGCGGTGATGGTGGAGCCGTTCACCATCGCAGCTAACGTCACCGGCCACGCCAGCCCGACGGAACAGGACGTGGCGCTGATTTATGGTGCGGGTCCGATGGGGCTGGTCACCGTTCAGGCGCTGAAAGGCGTTTATAAGGTGAAACAGGTGATTGTGGTCGATCGCATCGACGAGCGCCTGGCAATGGCCGAGCGCAGCGGAGCCGACTGGGTCATCAACAACGGCAGCCAGTCCCTGCCAGCATTACTGGAAGAGAAGGGCATTAAGCCGACGCTGATTATCGACGCGGCCTGCCATCCGTCCATTCTGCAGGAAGCGGTCACGCTGGCTTCGCCTGCGGCGCGTATTGTGCTGATGGGCTTCTCCAGCGAGCCGAGTCAGATCGTGCAGCAGGGGATTACCGGCAAAGAGATTTCCATTTTCTCGTCCCGTCTTAACGCCAATAAGTTCCCGGTGGTAATCGACTGGCTGACGAAGGGGCTTATCGACCCCGACAAGCTGATTACTCACGCCTTTGAGTATCAACATGTTAAAGACGCCATCGAACTGTTTGAGAAAGACCAGCGGCAGTGCTGCAAGGTGTTGCTGACGTTCTAATTACTATGAATGCGGTTTAGCGGTACGCATCTTACCCTGTTGAGATAGCCATTATGACTCAAGTACAACATGAAAGATCCACATCTGACCTGATCAAAGCCGCGGTATCCGGGTGGCTGGGCACCGCGTTAGAATTCATGGATTTTCAGCGCTAAGAGGGGTATATAGAGGATATTTAAGGATATTATGCAGCAGGCCTGTTACTGTGGGGCATCGTTGGGGCAAACTCACTTAATTTTGAACTCAGCATTGCGATCTGGTCCAGGTTGTTTTCCTCCATCCACTTACCGTAAACCTGAAATACCATTTGAGCATCGGCATGGCCCATCTGGTTAGCGATAAAGTTCGGGTTTGCCCCTGCAGAAAGTGACCAGCATGCGTAGGTGTGTCTCGACTGGTAAGATTTCCGGTGGCGAAGGCCGGCTCTTTTCATCGCGGCATCCCACGAGTTCCCGATAGAGTTAATAGAGAAGTGCTTTCCGTAATTCCCGGCCCTGGCAGTAAGTGAAGGCAGGAAGACAAACGTGCACTTGTTCATTTCTTTCTTTCCGTACTCCCTCAATTTTACTGGCACCGTATGCTCCTGAGAGAGGCGCGTCATTTCATACTGACTTTTGAATGCCTCAAGAGCCGGTCCGATCAGATGCACAACCCGATTAGTACCGGCATTAGTTTTCGGTAGCGTGAATATCCCTTTCTGAGTCAGGCTCCTTCTGACTGTGATCGTTCCCGCCTTTAAGTCCACATCCTCCCAGGCTAGTCCGCACAGTTCACCCGGCCGCAATCCGGTGTAAACGGCGATAGCCCACAGATTTTTGCTCTGCTGATGGTGGCAGGCGTCAATCAGGCGGGGGAATTCATCTCTTGTGATGGGATCTGGATCCGGGCGGGACTCTCGCAGAGGGGCGACGCCAGTCATCGGTGACCTTGATATATAGCCATTTTCAACTGCAAACTGGAAAATACCGAACCACACGGTCATGTAGTTGTTCACCGTGACCGATGAACGACCCTTCTTCGCAGTTTTATGACCCTTCTTCATGACCTGATAACCGGTCAGCAATTCTTTTCGAATCTCCAGAATGCTCTCTTTGGTTATTGAGGAGAGCAGGGTGCCCGGCCCCAGGATAGCCATGACGTTAGCAATAACTCGACCGTAAGTGTTGAGTGATGACTCAGCTACCTCCATTTCCTTTAGTGCAAGCCACCTCCCGGACAACTCACCGATCGTCACCTCTTGCCTGGCCTCCCCGAAGCGCTGCAAATTTTTCGAATTAGGAAACTGCGCCGAGTAGATGAAGGTGCCAGTCTTGATCGCGTAGCATATTGATGTGCGAAGCTCTCCAGCAACCTTCCTGTTCTTTGGCGTATCCGGTACGCCAAGGCCTTCCCTGACCCTGATCCCTTTATAGATAAACCACAGGCGCAACGTACCGCCGTGGTTCTCGACCCCGGTTGGATATTTAGACATGCCTTTTCCTCTCTGTTAAAGGTATGGCTATTTAAGCAGATTTCTGGCGGGGGATCGCCGGGCGCTGACGTTCTACCCAGTTATCGACCTCGTGGCGGTTATAAAGGATAGGGGAGTTATCCTTTGGCTGGCAGTCCCCGGAGTAATGCCGGTATTCTCTCCCCTCAAGCCAGGACTTCTCGCGCGCAGATTTGATCGCGTTCTTCGTCAGGCCGGTCAGGGCGATCAGCAGATCCTCAGAAACCCATTTGTTCGGTACCAGTTGAATAATGTCGCTCATGGTTTTCTCCAGGCAAAAAAATCCCGGCACTATGGCCGGGATAGATGTAATCAGTTGAATGAAATTAAATTTATGGTATCAATGTGATCCCTTTAGCCGAATTACCGGCGAGACCGCGGATTGTCTGAAAAGATGAGGTGCGGTGAGAGGGAAACGCAATGGAACCGTGCTCACCAATTGTGCTGGCTCTACTGCTTAAGCATGTTAATCCTTATGTGGCGATGATTGCTTACGGCATCTATCTCTACATCAGCCATTAACTGTAAAGCCCTCCTGGCCATGCCAGGGGGCACAAATGCGTTACCGATGGGTTATATTTAGTTGCATTGAAAAGGAGTGATTCATGGCAACCTATAAGCAGATCCAGGAATACGTCAAAACTCATAATGGCGTCAGCGTTAAAACTTGCCATATTGCTCATGTTAAGCACATGCATGGGTTCAAGATGAAGCAGGCGCCAAACCGCATTTCTCCTGAATCAAGGGTGTATGAATGTCCTGATAAGTTCGTCCTTTATATCGAGCACGCGATGAAGCATTTCGGGATGATTGGTTAACCTCCTCATGCCGCACGCTGGGCGCGATGGTTAATTCAAAACTGGTTGATTTCAGATAATAAAAAGCCGCTATACGCGGCTTATATGCTTGTCTTATCAATTAGTGGCTCATTACATACAGCCGATATAGCTTCTTTTTTTTATTCAAAAGAGGC